TGGCATAGGCATCCTTTGCGCCTGGCACCATAAACACAATGCCAGCAGGGGCTTGGGTAGGCTTGGTTTCCTCAATGGCAACCATCGGCGTACGCCTTGCCTCTGGAATAGTCTCGACTTCCATTTCGTCCATCATGCCTAGTCCACAATGTGCAAGCACGGAACGGCGGATAGCCTTGGTAGTAGCCTTGAGGTAGGCATTAGCCAAACGCTCACCAGACAGGCTAGAAACGTCCACAGCGCCCTGGTTCTCGCTCACCCTACCGTCGGCACCAGTGCAGCGCACGGACACAACGTAGATGCCATCTACGCGCTCCCTGTGGGTAATCTGTGTGGACAGCTTATGGATACTGCAAAGCTGTTGTGTAGCCCCTGCATTAGCGTACAGAATCTGCTTCCCGTTCAGGGTCAGCAGGTCGAACGGCTTGGCAGCCGGATCAAGACCTACCTGCTTGCAGCGATACAGGTAGTAATCGCGCTTCTGGCCTTCTGACAGGCCGGATAGATCGCCACGAAGGACGATTGAATCTTGAATCTTGGGGTCTAGGACTGCGCCCTGTGGCGCAATGGATACTACATTTTCCATGATAGCCTCTCTTTAATTAGGAATCGGATAACTACTTAACTAAAAACCTACGACTACCTTGCTGTTCTACTACGAAGTTATTAAATATATCAGGCATTGCGTTCTTAAACAACTCTTGTGAAAACCGTTTACTTGGTTTCGATGTTTTCCATGTTGCCAGCACGGTTCCGTCAACGCTAACCAACTGGCCTGATTCCATCATGTATCCCTGAATACGCTTTTGCAGGGTCGCTTCATCCTTCTCCAGTGCGCTGATTTGCGCCTTGATTGCAGCCAGACGCATACAGTCATGCTCAAGCTCCTGAGTAGCAATCAGGTTGGTGCCATTGTCCTGCCGATACACCAGCTTGGCAGCATCACCCATCGTATCGGGGTCAAAGCTACGTGCCTGGATGCGCCCCCAGAACTCAGCCATTTCCTTAATATGGATGCCCATCATGTCTGGGCTGAACGTCTGCGGATAGCCTACGATCTCCTGCCCACCAAAGCAGACCACCAGCACTACAGACTCAATCTGATGCACGGTAGCCTCATGCAAGCACTGTACACGGTAGCCAATGTCGATCTGGTCAGTACCATCGTCACCATACTTCTTGCGCTGGTGAACACCCAGGTTCTTGACCTCATACAGCGTCTTGCCATCGGCGCTGATGTAATCGAAGTGGCTTGCAAGGAATGACTCTCGAGGGTGGTAGAGCGCATAGTCTGCATCCTTGAACTCAATGCGATTGCGCCTGGCATACTCGCGCATGATTGGCTCCTGCATCACCAAGCCCATCTGCACAGCCTCAACGTCACTTAGATCATCCATTTCCTTCAGGCCGATCTTCTCAGCGTAAACCTCGCCACCTCTGCCTTCTACGAAACGTCTTGCATCACCAGACCAAAGTGCCTTGTTCCTGACTTCAGGGGTAAAGTCGCTCATAGGGGTGCCCTCTCGATATCGTTAAGATTGATTGCTGTTTTAGGCTTTCTTTCCAGCCTTTTTTTGTCTTTCTCTGTTCCAGTAGTTACTGCGCTTGGTATAGCTGCGCTTGCTCTTTGCAGGCTTTCCAGGCTTGGAAACGGCCATGATTCGGGTAACACGGTCATTGTCGGAAACTCGCTTCATAGTTAGGAATACAGCAACCACAATAAATACGATAACACAAACAACCATTAGAATGTCAACGGTTTGCATCAAGTTCTCCAGATAAAGTTTTTAGGGTGTGTCACCTGTTCTTTGATGTTGCAGCAGTCGCACTTCTTGACCCTCCAGTGTACGGGTTGATCGGTAATCTTGCCGCCCAACATTCCTGCACAGCGAACACAGATCGCTTCGTAAGACATTGGTTGATTGATAGCTGAGGCATGGCCAGGATTGTCGTAATTATTACGCATTAAAAGGTCTGTCATTTAATCTCCATCCGTTCAATAGCAGCGGCGCAGTCTTTATATGGTGCTAGGTTAATGTTGCTTACGCCATTCGGAAGGTTTATGCACACCTTAACCGCCTCGGACTTGAGGTGTTCTCCGTATTCGGTCAGGGCTGCTAGGAATTTGGCACGGTCAACGCATACTTGCGTTCCAATGCCAAAGCCTATCGTTTCGGAATACTTCTCCCACAGTTCATCAATCTTTGTCATGTAAGCCTCTGGGTGTGATGTTCCGTAAACAAGGGCGTTTTTAATGCGCTCAGTCAGTTCATCGGCTTTGGTCATGGTTGCTCCAATTTGGCGAGGGCATTATTTAGTTCGCATTTTGCGTGGTGTCCGCCTCGGGTTTCGCAGCAAAGTGTCCTCCCTTGCTCGTCACGTTCTGCGTGTATTTCCTCCGCCGCCACCACCAAGTCCCTGATAGCTTCGGCGTGGTTGACAAGCAGGGCATCCATTTGCTGAACGTAAGAGAATCTCTTGAATGGATTGACTTCGTTTTTGATTGCGTCAAGTAACTCTGTCAGCTTATCGGGGAAGGTCATTTAACCTCCTTGAGCAGTTCAAATAACCGTGTCGTTGCAATTTCGGTGTTATGTCTGCCTTTAACATCCCGCAGATTTCGTATTGCGTCCACCAGACGCTTGTTGAGGGATTCGGCGGCTTCGGCGCGAGTCTGCCAACATTGGTTCGGTGGGCAGCAATCATCAATGCCACAGGAATCGCAGGTCTGGCAAAATAAATGATTTCCTTCCTCTTTCCATTGTTTTAAGAGTGTGGTTGCGTTATCCCGTTCCTCCGTCACCCGCTTGAGTTCGGATTGCAGGGTGTCGATGTAGTCAGCTACGTGCGTAAGATTACGATTTCCAAACAGCGTCATAGCCACGTTGCTTGGCTCCACCGGCACCGGCTGGCTGTCGAGGCGCTTGAGGCGTTCTAGGCTGGCGAGGATGGCGCGGTTCGTTGGCGTGTATTCGTTAGTGCACTCTGAAAGCGCCACTATCTGTTCATCAATCGTCGGCTCGTTCATAGCTTTTTCCAATGAATACCAAGAATCAATCGCTGCATTGTTCTGTAAAACCAGCAGGGTATTGATTGAGTGTTTACCTGAAATGACCAATCACCATTGAAACACCATGCAGCAATATATTTTGGTGTCCGCAATAGTTTGTAATCAAGCGGCTCGCTCATTTCCACCTCCAGCACTTCATCTTGCCATCTTCCATGACAAATACGGTCATCGCCCCATTTACGTCTGGCAGTCGGCAACTAGACACAATGCTTGCTTCACTGGCTGCTACCTTGTCCTGATCTGCAATCGCGTTTAACGACCACAATCCCCAGGCAAACATAGCGGTAATAGTTCCGGCTAAGAAACCAGTTATTAAATGGTTCCGTATCCTCTGTTTCGTCACGACCACATGCTTCTGCATGATTCCCCCTAGTTAGGATGCTGCGGGTTTAAAAAAATCTATCTCTCAACATCATCGCCAGTGTTCCGCCAACAAACACCGTTTATTACTTTTCTGCCTGTATTCAAACAAAGTATTTTTAGAAAGTTTCTCATACCTCTCCACTAATCCTTTGCTGATTAGCCTACGCAAACAACCGTACACCTGGCGCTTATCAATACCCACTGCTTCGGCTATGTCATCTGCACTTCGTTTACCTGACTTGATCGCTTGGTAAACAGCTTCTTGAGTTCCTATTTTTACATTCATATATTTTTTTAAACTTTATTTTTTTCTTTATATCTCTGCTTGGCCTCTGCTAACCGCTGCTCGAATGACTTAGCCTGCTTACCTGTCCTGAAGCTAGGCGGGATTGAGTTTTCAAAATACCAGGATTTATTAACCCAATCCCACTTTGCTCCGGCTCTCTTTGCTGATTCCCTGTGTTTGAAGTCTATATTTACAAACACCCTAATCATTTTTCCTAATCTCCTACATTCACACATAGTCAACGGCCCCACGTATATATGTGGGGTTCCTCAAAAATTGAGGGAGGCTCTCGTTTCCGGTTGCAACGCCGAGATATTCTCAGCAACGGACACCATGCCGTTTAATGCAGCGTCTATTCGCTTGGTCGCCTCTACCGACGCGAGGGGCGGGCCTCACCC